ATACCCACTTAGAGTTGTGCTCTTCTATATCTTTTATGGTCGCTGCGCTATCCCTAGCGGAATCATAGCTAAGGGGCTTGGCTATACGGCAGTAGTCACTGACCACTATGGGCGCGGTCGAACCGGCTACGCAGCCGCTGATTACGCACAGGATCGGGAGTAGCCACAGCGGCGTCAGCTTTCTCAACACGGACCTCGACCTCCTTGACGGCGTCTAATGCAGCTTCCTTACGCCCCTGCTCAATGAGCGCCCGCTGTTTCCACCATGTAAGTATAGCGGCAAATACGCTGAGCAGGGACGTAAGGAGCTTCACTTTATTTCTTTTCGGACAAGAAGATAGCAGCCAAACCGGCAACAGCCATAACCACAGCGGCGATAGCCTGATACAGGGGTTCAGCAATGCCGACAGCGGCAGCCAGACCGGCGAAGCCGGCGTAGGTGCTTGGCTCACGCAAACGATTCAAGACGAAATCAATCATATATTCTCCTATGCTTCGTCAGTAGAAATAACGCCCCCGCTTAATTGTACTGGGCCACCGTACACGGAGACGCCTCGTGGCCAACGCGTAGCAATACACCTCGGCTTTTCCAACAGCATGGCGTTTACGCTGTTCCGCTGATTGCCGCCGAGGATATGATAATACAACGGGTCTTCGCCAAGGTAAAACCCTACGTGGCCGCTACCCCCACGTGAGAAGACAAGGATGGCACCGGGTGCAAGCCGGGAGGGGCGTAGCAAAGAACCATAGTCTCCCCACGCCCGCGCACGATACCACTCAGCAGGTACGGGCTGTCCCGCAGAACGAAGGCAGTGTGCGACAAAGGTTCCGCACCACGGCGTCTCGTCATCCTTCCACCAAGCACCAAGCGAAATACCCCAGTTCACAACCGTAGGGTTGTGACGCTTACCGGGAATCTCCCGTAGCCCAATATGCTTGCGGGCCTCAGTAAGCCATGGCGGTTCGGTCATGGGATTCTCTTACGCCCCCGGTGCTACTGGCCAGACGATATCGTTGGGGAAGCCTTCTTGTGCCGGTACGTCGCGCAGAGCTTGGCGGTACGCTGTGTAGGCATTTCGGGTTGCTTCAGGAACGTCAGGAAGTTGGGTCCAATCGGTATCCGCAAGAAGGGCATCCCGATGGCGGCGTTTAGCAGCGGGGCGTTGAGCTTCAGCTTCAGCCTGCGTGGCTTCGTACTGAGCGATATCATCTTCGTCCATGTCCATCAGGACGCCATCAAGCATCTTTTTCATATCAGCCAATCCCGTAGAGAGTGACGACACCGCCGTTATTGAAAGTAGTAAGCCCAGAAAGTGTTAAACTTGCGGGTGTGCTATTAATGTAACCGGTGGCACTATAGTAAGAATAGTCGCTATTATAGAAACTCGTCATCAATTGATAAGTCCACACCGAATTACTAGCAGATGACTGTAAAAGAACACTGCCACCAAACGTCTGACTGGCAGCATGAGATTGTCCATCGGTCAAATAGAGCGCAGTAAGCCCGCTGGTAGTGATGTTGATAGCGCCAGAGATGCTGGAATAGGCGATAAGCCCCCGCCCGTAGAAATTAACGGTAGAACCACCTGAAGTAGTTCCAACTATATTAGGAGACCCCGAAGACCCACCCGCTACGTTTTGAAACGTAAGCTCAAACTGGCTGTAGCCAGATGGGAGAGTAAAGCTAAGACTACTTGGGCTACCAGAGATAACTGTTTGTGAAATGAGCTTCTTAAAGGCACCTCCATTAGTAACCTGCACAGAGGTTGCGCTCAGCGCACGGGCAACAGCGCCGTACCCAGACGGTGTTGTGGATAAAGCCCCAGTAAGTTGGAGATAATACACCGAGCCGGTTGTAAGCGCGCTTTGGTTGGTGTTGATGCCGCCTACAATTGTTACCGTGACCGGCGCACCCGTGGACACAGACTGCGTCGAGAACCCGATAAACTTATTGGCAGTTGTTGAGAATAGGGTGGGCAAAACACCAATTAGATATGTCTGGTTGATATTCGGGTTGCGCGTAGTAATGCCACCACGTCCAAGTGTAGGATTGTAAGCGTAGGAAGTCCCCACTGTTATGCTTGAATTAGCAAGATTGGACCCATTTGCGTATGTGATACTGGACGCAGTAAGCGTGTAGGACCAAGTATACAACCCAGTACTACCTGTACCGTCTGTACCGGCAGAATATACCACATTATTAACTGTGTCGTACGTACTAGAAAAACCAAAATTCTGCCAAGAATAATAAATGGCATAAAGGGGCACGGTGCCGTCTGCTGCCACGTACGCCCCTGTAGACGGATTAATTAAGAAGGTAATTATCGAATTGACGGAGTGCTGTAAAACAAAACGATCAATACTTGGGAAATATGCCGCATGAGCATAGCCAATAAACTGGTTACTACTAAAATTACTCGATGCACCAATCGTAAATGTATTGCCAGCGGCATTAAGCGAAATAGTACGAGTTGCAGATTGACCAGATGAAAGTTCTCGGAAAAAAACTCTACCTGTGTTTGTGTTTGAATTGAACGCGGCAGCTACTGGGCTGGTGTTATCACTATACATGCTAAAGCTGGTAGATGTTGCTAGGCTAAACGCGCTTCCGTTATAGCTATAAGCATATACGTATATGCTGCCTGAACCAGTGTACGCACATACAACAATACGATTAGCATAGCTGTCAAAATACGCATCAAACCCAGCGGGGGAGTAAAACGTATGTGCAACACCAATAAGTCCCGCAGCCGTTAAGGCCCCGGTTGAGCTATTAACTGTAATAGCCTGCATTTGGATAGTTGTATAGTTTTCACCACCAACCACAAATATTATTTTGCCAGAAGTGGTATCTTTAAATATGACGCCACGCCTGAAGTAGTTAGCGTTGGCACCTGCTACAGCAAGAGTATTTACGTTTGTAATAGCACCGGTAGAACTAACTTTATATGATGCTATATAGATGGTTAGAGAAGATACGTAACCGTTAAAATACCACCCCGTAGCCGAGTCGTAAAACGAACCGAAGCTATACTTGGAAGCATCGTAATCAGCACTACCAAAACCGTAGGCCGTATCAAACGTAGCGGTCTGACTAACACCAGTCGTCGTAGACACCGTGCCGTCCGAGTTAAGCGAAACAGCCTGACCCGCTGTGATGGAGCCAGATGACGTAAACTGCTGGGTGCCGCTGGAACTTGAAGCAAACGCAAGCTGACCTGAGCCGTTAGTCTGGAGGACCTGACCCGAAGTGCCGTCTGCCGTGGGCAGCGTCAACGTAAGGTTTGCCGCAAGGGTATCAGGGGCCTTGAGGGCAACGTAGTTCGAACCATTATCCGTGTCTTCTGGCAGACGGATTTCAGCGCCGGCAGTAGCGTTACCAACCACAGCGAGAGGTGTGCTAAGGGTTGAGAGGTCACCCGAACCCAAAACGCTTGTACCGTTGATCGTCTTGATGTTGGTGCCGGAGACAAGCGCAACCTGCTTGGCGTTGAAGGTGCTCCAGTCAGTGCTGGTCAAAGCGCCGCGAGCCGAGGCCGAAGAAGTGGGGATGCTGAGCGCGATAGCGGGGGTTGTCGTGCTGCTAGTGACCGCAACCGCGATATCTGTGCCTGTCGTGTTGACCGAGGCCGAAACGCTCGTAACAGTGCCTACATACTGGTCAGCCGAAGCGACGTTGAAGTTAGGATACGTGCCAGTGATCGTCGTCGTGCCGCTACCCGTCAGCGAGACTGTTTGATCTGGGGCGGTGTTGGTGATTGTGATTGAGCCGTCACCGTTGGTGACACTGATGCCCGTGCTCGCAGTAATCGTAGCCTTAGCCAGAGAGCCATCGGTGGTCTTGCCGATTAGGAGTTGCCCATCAGTAAATGTCGTTTGGCCTGTACCGCCAGCAGCGACGGGGAGAGTACCAGCCGTCAGTGTCGTGGTGCCCGACGAGAAAATCGCACGGTTAGTAGCGCCAAAGGTCGTCAGACCCGTACCACCTAGCGTTGTAGCTACAGGCGTGGTGAGGCTGAACTGCGTGCCGGTAAGGGTAAGGCCCGTGCCAGCCGAGTAAATCTGCGCCGACGATATCTCCGCAAAGGTGATGTTTGTC